GACAATGAATGCACCTGATACCATTAACGGCAAGGAAGGCAGGGCTTACGCGAAGATCAACGGGAACAATGAAGAATTGTTCTATGCAAAGACCATTGAAGCCACTGTGGAGAAGATAAAGGCTGACGTCAAGGCTATCGGAAAGCGCATGACTGGCCATAAAACAACCGGCCTGAACGGAACTGGCACCATGACCATTTATTATATTACTTCCATGTTCCGTCAGCTTATAGCTTCCTATAAGCGCACCGGCCAGGATGTTTACTTCGACATGGTCGTGGAAAATGATGATCCTGCTTCTGCAGCCGGTAAACAGTCAATATTGCTGATCGGTGTAAACCTGGATTCAAGCATATTGACCAAACTGGACGGCGACAGCGACGATCCGCTGGATGAAGACGTGGAATTCACCTTTGAAGACTTCGAAATCCTGACACCGTTCAACAAGATATAATCGGGGGTGTAATGCGTGAGTAAACTTGAAGAATTCTTAATGCAAAATGAACTGAATACAGAAGAAACCATGGAAGTCAAGGTGTCTGATAGGTTCCCGTTGCCTTTTAAGATCAGGGCCATTTCAGAAGCCGAAAACAAGGCAATAAAGAAGTCATGCCAGACGATCACCTTTGACAAAAGGACACATCAGAAGGTTGTTGACACGAATTATGACCTGTACCTGACCAGGCTTGTCATCGCCTGCTGCGTTGAACCGAACTTCAAGAATGCAGAACTGCAGGCTAAATATGGGGTTATGGGCGCCGAAGCATTGGTCGATAAGCTGCTGCGCCCTGGTGAATATAATCAGCTACTTGAAGCGGTCCAGAAGATCAATGGATTCGACACAGACATCAACACCCTGGTTGAAGAAGCAAAAAACTAATAGCGGGGGGCGATGGTGAAGCGGATGGCGAAAGCACGTTCGCACACTTCGCCCTCCATCGCTTTCATATGCTTCCCAGCACCTTCTGCAACCTGCCGCCAGCCGAAAAAGCGTTCGTTATTGCTTCCATAAGGCTGCAGCTTGAAAAGGAGAAAAAGGAAGCACAGAAAGTAAAGAGGAAAGGCAGGTGATAAAATGGCTGTTTCAACATCGTTGACTATCCAGGACAGGATGACGAACACCCTTATGCGTCAGATCAGCGCCATTGACAAGATGATCAACCGTATGGAACGCCTGGACAGGGTCAGCGAACAGATCGATCCGGGCGAAGGCTTCGACAATGCGCAGCAGGCCGTCGAAGATCTTATGAACCGGTTGAAGCGCCTGGAAGAACAGCAGAATCAGGTGGCCAGGGGCGCGAATAACATCAAAGGCGCATGGGGCGGCATAAATAACATTGTCACAAAAGTATTAACCGCGCTGGCGGCAAAGAAGACATATGACTTCACCATCGGCGCGGCATTGGATCTGGATAAAATTGAACGCGAATTCCAGGCAAGGCTTGGTAATGCAGATATAGGAACCGCAATGTATCAAAAGCTGCAGGACCAGGCCAAAGGATCAGCCTTCGCCTTTGATGAACTGGCAAAGAATACCCTTTCCTTTATGTCGGTAACAACGAAACCGCAGAACCTGGATCGATTGAATAAATTGGCCGAAAGGCTTGCTGTGTTCGATAAGACCGGCCAGGGACTTGAAGGCGCTGGATTCTCTTTGAAGGAAGCGCTGTCAGGCGATATCGTATCGCTGGCCGAACGCTTCAATATGTCGAAAGCGCAGATCAGGGCATTCGGTATCGATGAACTGGGAAAGAAGGGCGACATCGAAGGGTTTATCACGCAGTTCGAAAAGCTGCTTGAAGCGCAGAACATGGGTGAAGAAGCCTATGAAAAAATGCTGCAGGCTCCAAAAACTCAATTAGATATGTTCATATCAAACCTGAAAATGGGATTCGCCCAGGCTTCCACAGAAGCAACAAAAGCGCTTGCGCCATTGATCACCAGGCTGAATGAATGGTTCGCTTCTGATTCAGCGGAACAGTTCTTCGCTTCCTTCGCCAGCGGGTTGAGTACGGCCGTTGACTTCGCCATGCAGCTATTCGATGGGGTGTCCGATATTGCAAACTTCATTTCCACGAACTGGCCAATGATTGAACCTATCGTCTGGGGCTTGGCCACAGCGATCGGCGGCGTCGTCCTGGCACTTGGAATATATAAGACGGTTACTGCAGCAATAGCAATCGTCCAGGGAATAATGGGCGCGGCTCAAATGCTGGCCACTGGCGCAACGATAGCACAGACGGCTGCACAGTGGGGCCTTAACTCTGCCCTGCTTGCTTGTCCTATAACCTGGATCGTGCTGGCCATTATCGCGCTAATAGCTGTGATCGTCGGCTTGATCATATGGATAAAGAACCTATGGGAAAAGAATGATCAGTTCGCTGCTGGCCTATTGAGGGCATGGAACAGCATTCTGAACTTCTTTGACCAGGTGCCGATCTTCTTCACGAAAGTCGGGATCGGGGTTGTGAACGCATTTTTCAGCATGAAAACCAAAGCGTTGGAAATTGTTCAGGCCCTTGTGAACGGTGTCATTGAAGGCATTAACTGGATGATCGGCGTCCTGAATAAGATCCCGGGCGTATCCATCAACGCCATTGAAACGGTTGACTTCGTTTCAAAGGCGAAGCTGCAGGAAGAAGCAGTCAGACAGGCCGGTGAAAAGGTCATCGCTGAAATGGAAGCGAATGCAGCGGCCAAAGCTGCAGCCAGGGAAGCAAAGGTCCAGGAAATGCTTCGCGAAAGGGCTGAAAAGCGCGCTGCAGACGCTGCAGAACAGGAAGCTAAAAAGGCCGCGAATACTGCCGGGAAAGACTACGAACAGAAGCTGGCTTCCTTCCAGGGCAAAGACACCAACATCGATGAAATCGGAAAGGTCGGCGAAGTCGGCAAGATCAATGATGAAGTCGATATTTCCGAAGAAGACATCAAGCTGCTTCGCGATATAGCTGAACAGAAATTCGTCCAGAACTTCGTGACGCTGACGCCGCAGGTAACGCTGACGGATATCAAGATCAGCGAAAAGGTGGATCTGGATGAAGTGGCTGCAGCCATCGAAAGGAAGCTGGAAGACGAATTCGTCACAGCAGCGGAAGGGGTGTATAGCTGATGTATCATATGTTTCTGATCATGAATAATAAGGACTATGAAATCCCGGTCCTTCCTGAATCCCTTACAGTGAAATCGCCAGGGAAAAACGAAACGGCAACCATCGTCAAGCTGGGCGATGTGAATATACTTCGGAAAAAGGGCCTTCGTGAAATAACCTGGGAATCTCATTTCCCAGCCCATAAAGCACCCTATGTTACCGGAAGGAATATCCTGGCGCCGATCGAATACGTCAGGGCCATACAAGAAGCCAGGGACACAGAAAAACCGATCCGCTTCCTGATTTTAGGAACGGACCTGGATATCAATACACTGATGGGAATTGATGACTTCACCTATGAAGAACACGGCGGTGAAGTCGGGGACATTTACTATGTTTTGAAACTGCGGGAATGGAAAGAGTATTCGGCCAAAAGGATCAGCCTTCCGGCGCCGACGACAAAGGTGGCGGTTGTGGCTCCGGTGGCCAGGTCCGGAAGTCCTCCAAAACCGCAGCAAAAAACACACACGGTCGTGAAGGGGGATTCGCTGTGGGCTATTGCTAAAAAGTATTACAACGACGGTTCGAAATACCCGCAGATCTATGAAGCCAACAAGGCCACGATCGACAAAAGAAACAAGGGTACGGGGAACCCGAAATACACCATATATCCGGGGCAGGTGTTAGTTATACCATGATGGATCTTCAAATCATGTATCAGAATAACGTCGATGGTTCTGCCTTTGATGTTTCGGAAATTGCAATGTCGCCGAAATGGACGACGAAGCGCACCGGGTCCCCCGCTTCCTTCGAATTCGAAGTGTTGAAGGATCAAGCTGTGATCTGGAAACACGGCGGCATTATTGCCGTAAAGAACGGAAATACCGGCGTATTTTACGGATATGTATTCAAGATAACCGAAACCGCAAATGGGGTCGTGAGAATAACAGCATATGATCAAACGCGGTACCTGAAAAACAAGGACACTTATGTTTTCACAGGAAAGCGCGCGGATCAAATAACTGCGTTGATCGCTGCAGACTTCGGCCTGAAAATCGGCACCCTTGAAAATACCGGATATGTGATCCCGTCCCTGGTGGAAGATAACAAGACGCTGTTTGATATCATCCTGAAAGCCTTGGATCTGACACTGATCAATACAGGTCAAATGTTCTTCCTCTGGGACGATTACGGATCATTAAGAATTTCATCCTGCGCCGGTTCAAAATTGGATCTGCTGGTCGGCGATGAAAGTCTGGCCACAGATTACACATATACATCCGAAATTGATTCGGATACCTACAACAGAATAAAGCTGGTCCGCGATAATAAAGAAACCGGAAAGCGTGACGTGTATTTGTTCCAGGACAGCAACAATATAAAGTTCTGGGGAACACTGCAGTATTTCGAAAAGGTCGATGAAAAAATGAATGCAGCGCAGATCACCGAAAGAGGAAACAACCTTCTTACCTTGAAGAACAGGCCGCAAAGGACCTTTGAAGTGGAAGCGCTGTCGGATCTGTCCGTCAGGGCCGGTCGCGTTCTTTTCATCAGCTTCGCGGATATCGGGGTCAAACAGTTTTTCCTGATCGATGAAGCAAGTCACGATCTGGGAAAGGAAACAATGTCGTTAAAATTGAGGGTGATATAATGGGAATGCTTGAAACAATGAAGAAGATCGCACAACAGACAAGCGAAGCTGCCACACCGGCGGCTTTTATGTTCGGTACCGTGACAAAGATCGGGCCGGTTCAGATCCTGGTGGATAATCGCTTCTACATTGACGAAAGCGTTCTTGTTATCCCCAGGGAATTAAGGAAAGACGAAGCATACAGGACGCACACCCACAAGATACCTGGCCACACACACAGCGTTCCGGGCGTACCGGCGCTGACCACGTCAGAAAAAGAACTGGAAACCGGTGAAGAAGTATATTCAGGGCTGCAGGTGGGTGATAAAGTCGTACTGCTTCGCAATTATGGCGGCCAGGAATACCTGGTCATGGGAAGGGTGTGATCATATGATACCAACAGCCGAAAAGGTTGTGATCGGCGAAGATTATGAAATCGTCGATGACAGCGAACAGCCTTCCAGGACATACAGAATTGATTTTAAGACAGGCCGCGTCATAGGTTTTGTCGATGGATTGGAAGCCATGCGGCAGGCAATATTCAAGATCCTGCAGACCGAAAGGTTCGACTATCTGATCTATTCCTGGAACTATGGCGCGGAACTGAACGACATCGTCGGGATAGGATCCCAGGTGTTCGAAAGTGAAATAAAGCGCCGTATCAAAGAAGCCTTAACATGGGATCGAAGGATCACCGATGTTACAGGCTTTAATTTTACCCGCAAAGATAAAAGGACCATGGTGGTCGAATTCACTGCAGAAACTATATTCGGCGATGTCCAGTCGGAAGTGGAGGTGATAACCAGTGTTTGAAGATATGACCTTTGAAAGAATCCTTAACAGGTGCCTTTCCCGTGTTCCTGCGTCGGTGGATAAACGTGAAGGTTCGATCATATACGACGCGATCGCACCGGCAGCGGCCGAACTGGCCGAAATGTATATTAACCTGGGGACGATCCTGGACAGGGCCTTCCCTGATACCGCGACGGGCCGGGACCTGACATTGAAGGCAATGGAACGCGGCATAAAAAGGCAACCGGCAACCTATGCACAGCGAAAAGGCGAATTCAAGGATCCTGATGGGAACCCAATGGACATTCCTATCGGCAGCCGCTTTTCAGGTGGTGACGTGAACTACACGGCCACGGCCAGGATTGAAGCTGGCGTCTATAACATGGCTGCAGAAACTGCCGGGACAATAGGAAACATGTATTCCGGGAATCTTCTTCCGATTGACTTCATCGAAGGACTTGGATCCGCGATCCTGTCTGACGTTCTCATTCCTGGTGAGGAAGAAGAAAGCGACGACGATCTTCGGGCAAGATATTTCGAAAGCCTAAATATTCAGGCGTTCGGCGGGAACATCCAGGACTACAAGGAAAAAACCAAAGGGATCAACGGTGTCGGCGGCGTTAAGGTTTACCCGGTATGGAATGGCGGCGGAACTGTCCGGCTGGCCATCGTAACCAGTGACTGGGGCGTTCCTTCCCCCACACTGATCGAAACCGTTCAGGAAACCATCGATCCCATTGGAAACCAGGGTGTTGGCCTTGGAATTGCACCGATCGGCCATGTTGTAACGGTCGAAGGTGTAACTGCTGCGACGATAGATATTTCCAGCCAAATCAACCTTCAACCCGGTTATACCTGGGATTCAGTAAAGTCTGGAATAATCGCTGCTATATCGGAATACTTCACGGACCTGATCAAAGCCTGGGAAGACACTGACAATATAGTGGTGAGAATCAGCCAGATCGAAACGCGAACCCTTGACATTCCTGGTGTACTTGATATCACCGGAACGAAGATCAACGGGAACGCTTCTAACCTTGTCCTGGGACCGGATGAAATACCAGTGCTGGGGGACGTAATAAATGAAACCGTTGATTGATTACTGGCCGCGTTATCTGCAGGAACTTCTGGAATTTAACCTGATCGCACAAGCGGAACAGCCTGAATTCGATGTCGCAGCCGATAAGGCGGTCCGCGCGGCCGATGAATTATTCCTTAAAACCTTATCCCTGGACGGGGTGAAGCGCTGGGAAAAGATCATCGGCATAATTCCGAAGCCTGATGAAACGCTGGCATTCAGAAGAAAAAGGATCCTGAACATATATGGCACGCAGCTTCCCTTCACGAAGCGATGGCTGGCCACGAAGCTGGACACCATCATCGGTCCGGGGCTGTGGGAACTGATCATCGATGAACAGACATTCAAGTTCTATGTTCAGTCGGCCGAATCAAATCAGAACTTCGCAAATGAACTTCAAGAAACCATCGAAATGGTGAAACCGGCGAACATGGAATTTTTCTATGTTGTATGGATCTTTTATAAACTGCAGGTATCACCGAACTTCCGGTCATACCTGTATTCATTCCTGGAAAGCGGTCCGGAAGTCTGCGGAACACAGTATTCAGAAGCAACGATTGGCCGCTTGATAAAGCAGGACGTCGCAGCGTCTGGGATATTTAATGCTTATGTGACCGCGTTTCCGGAATGTGGCACGGAAGTCTGCGGAACACAGTATTCAGAAGCAACGATTGGTCGCTTGATAAAGCAGGACGTCGCAGCGTCTGGGATATTTAATGCTTATGTGACCGCGTTTCCGGAATGTGGCACGGAAGTCTGCGGGACCATCAATACAGCTTAAAGAAAGGAGGAATCCAGATGGCGTTCTTCACATCGACGTTTTTGGCGGCCAGAAGAAAGGAATGGCTTGACAAAATCGCAAAAGCGCAGTACAGAATCGGATCCACATGGTATGACGGGGTGATCACGTCCCGTGAAGTGGTCGGGAATAGCATTGTGATCATGGTGTCTGTGACAGATCCCGTGTCCACAGCGTCCACTATCGTCGAAAGCAGACTGATTGACGTGGGCGGGAATGTGGCAGGCAGCAGGACGGAAAATATCCTGAAAAATGTCAACCAGGGTGTTCTTCTCAAATATGAATTCCCGATCAACGAAGTTTAAGGAGGTGCAGCAGTAAATGGCAAATGAAAAATCCTACATTCCAACGCAGTGGAAAGACCAGGTGAAGGATGGCAGCACAATTATTCAGCCGGGAACACCCATGAACGCGCAGAATTTCAACAACATGGAACACGGTATCCTGGCAAATGACGCCCTGGCCGCAGTTCTTGCACAGGTCCAGCGCCAGGCGATGTTATCCGGGGCCGAATTCGAAGTCGAATCCGGATCCGCCACTATTTCACCGGCAAACACTGACAACACCATTTCCATCGTGAAGTTAAGGAACAGGACCACTTACAACGTCACCGTTGAAGTGAATTCTGTGTCCGGCGGAACTGTTGGTGACATAATCATCAGCGGCAAGCAGGCCAACGGCTTCAAGGTGAAATATACCGGAACCGCAACGTCCGTCACCATCAGATATCACGTTCAAGGGGGCATGGTGTAAATGGCAAACATAATCATCAAATCTGACGAAAGGAAGGCCCAGGAAGCGAAGATCCTTCGTGACTTCGGTTATGATCCCAGGTTCGCTTCCAAAGAAATCCGGGAATATGCTGACGCCACGGCACAAAGAAGCCGTGAAGCAATCAAAGAAATGGAGGGTAAGAGGAAATGAATATAATCCATAAAAATGAAGGTCAGAAAATCGCCTTTAATGTTGAAGGCACAAAGATATTCTTCCGTGATGAATTGATGTTGGACCTTTCGAAATATGAAAGGGACTACGACGTGGAAATTGACATCTGCCAGGACGATGACCATATCCTGATCGCTGGCCTGTCGAAGTATTACGTCGCAAATATCATCATTCCGGCCAGACAGTACCAGGACCCTGAAAAGACGGTTCCTGTTCCTTTCAGCATGGATAATGTCACCCTGGTTCTGTGGGCGCTTGTGGAGGTGGAATAATGGCAAATTATGATGATCTCAAAGTCGCGGTCGAAGCCTTGACCGGCGGGAATAATTCTGTCATATTCGACGTTGACGGATATCCTTCCATCGTGGTCAAGTTCGACAAAAAGCAGATCGCGGACCTGATCACGGACGGCAGCGCCAGCACACATCCGGCGTTCATCGTGAACGGTGTTGAAGTTCCGGCGATCTACATCAGCAAATATCAGAACTTCGTTATGAACGGGAAAGCGTACAGCCTTCCTTTCAAGGATCCTGCAGTTTACGTCAATTTCGACCAGGCGAAGCAATACTGCGAAGCAAAGGGCGCTGGCCATCACCTGATGACAAATGCCGAATGGGCGGCCATTGCCTTATGGTGCCGCAAAAACAACTGTATGCCACGCGGAAATAACAACTACGGCAAGGACCACAGCGCAGCATGGGAAAAAGGCATTGTAACATACAGATATGATGACGGAGGCGTCACACGCGATGGTCGTGTGGCCACAGGATCCGGTCCTGTTTCCTGGTCCCACGATGGCACACCTGCAGGCATATGGGATCTGAACGGAAACGTCTGGGAATGGGTTGGCGGATACAGAACCCTTGATGGAGAAATACAGATTATTCCGGACAATAACGCAGCGGCACAGATTGATCAGGGCCTTAACAGTACATTGTGGAAGGCAATCCTGGAAAATGGCTCCCTTGTCGATCCTGGCACTGCAGACACGCTGAAATGGGACTACTTGACAAAGCCGACTGGTTCAACTGAAAACACCTTCCGCCTTGTCAAAAACATAGTGAATCGTCCTGACGATGATAACCCATACGGAGGAACCTGTTTCGCTTCGTTGGTTGCCATTGAAGGCTTAACAGTACCGGAAATATTGAAGGCCTTGGCACTTATGCCTGCGGACAGTGGGGACCATGGCAGTGACAGGATATACATGAGAAATCGCGGCGAGCAGCTTGGCTATCGCGGCGGCTACTGGTACAGCACGTCGTCCGCTGGGGTGTTCTTTCTGAACGGCATCAGCACGCGGGCGTCCTCGAACCGCACCATCGGGTTCCGCTCCGCTTTTATTCCGGGAATCTGATATCTGGCAATCTGGGAATCTGATCTGGGCGGCATGACGCCGCCCTGACATTACCAAAGAAAAGGCTGATCATGGCCCTGCAGTTCAAAGACAGGATCGTTCAGTGGGCCATTTACAGGCACCTGAATCCTTTTTACGATAAACAGTTCATATATGACAGCTATGGCTGCAGGATCGGAAAAGGGACGCATAACGCGGCGAACCGTC